ATCAACCTGTGTTAGCTGTTACTCCAAAACAATTACTAGACCTTAACAATGAACTTGTTAAAGGAACAGTTGATATAGCGGGAGCAATTATTCCTAGAGATAGAAATATTGCAGGTATAGATATTGATACAGTGGTTACACCATTCGGTTCAATCGGAATGATGATAATTGACCCTGATATAATGCCTGACAACACTGCTTTCATCTTAGACTTAGCACACATAAACCCAGTGTTTACCAATATCCCAGGACTTGGTACTGTGTTTGTACGTGATATAGACCAAGATGCTAACGCTAGAATTGGAAAAGCAATTTATATGGAGATGGGATTCGAGTTCGGACCTCCTTCATATCACTGCAAGATTCAAGCAGTTTCGTAAATAAACATTGAAGATTAGGGTGGAACTCCACCTCCACCCTTTTCTTCTGCTATAGTGAGGAAGATATGATTAAATCAAAACTAGCATTAATAGATATATCAGCAGATAATAATAATTCTTTAGGGGTACAAACTGAAGGTATGTTACTTTCGGGTGTACAATTTCCTTCAGCAATGACAGGTACTGCAATAACATTTGACTTTTCGATGGACAATAGCACATTTGTTGATGTCAAAGAAACAGATGGTTCTGATGTAAGTTACACAGTTTCTGCAGGAGATGTTGTAAGAGTTGACCCTTCAGGATGGGCTTTTGCAAGCAATGGTTTTATAAGAGTTACATCAAATGGTAACGAAGCTGCAGATAGAAAAATAATATTACATTTTAGACATAGTTAGAAGCAACAATGAGTATGCTCCTAATACTTAAAGAAGGAAGACTTTTAGAAATAGAAAGCATTCCTGACCAACCATTAGAACCTTCATTTCCTATTATCAATCCTGATATAAAAGCAAATGATGGTTTGTTTGGACTTGGTGCATTTGGTCAAGCAATATTTGCTGCACAATTAATAGAGGAAGGTGCTGCATAATGAGTACAAATATACAAGGATTAATAGATAGAACGTATAGGGAATATTTAGAACCTATGGATGATTTACAACCTTATACATTATTAACTTCAAGCCTTACAGATTCAGAAACAACAGTTTCTTTTAATGGTGATTTACTTACACAAGAAGAAGAAGATGTTATGGAAGCAGGTTCAATTATAGAAATAGGAACAGAACTTATGCTTTGTAAAACACTTAGCACAACTCTTGATACAGTAGAGGTTGTAAGAGGTGTAAGAGGCACAACTGCAACAACACATACATCAGGAGATACTATAAAAATATCACCACCTTTTCCAAGACAAGTTGTATTTGATGCTGTAAAAGACCAAATCAAAAATTTATATCCAACATTATTTGCAACAGAGACACAAGAAATAACAGTAAGAGATGGATTTACATTATTAGGAACACAAGCATCTCCTGGTACACACAACTATTTAGTTGCTCCTATAAAAGCAATATCACAATATACAGATTTTTCAGCAGGTGCAGATACAACAACAGTTACTTATAGAGGGGTTGCTGTTACATTAGTTGATTTACCTAATCCATTTACTTTTACAAATTCATCAGGCACGGAGGAAACTATAACTTATACAACAGGTCCCGATTCTGTAAAAGCTGTTCAATTTACTGGTATATCTGCAGGACATAAAGCATTTGTTACATTTAAAAAAAAGTTTATTGACCCTACCTTAGAATCAGATACATTAGCAACAGTAGGATTAGAGGATGAATACGAACCAATTATTATGGCAGGTGTAGCAGCACAACTTATTTCAGGTAAAGATATACCTACAGCTACAACAGATTATATATCAGACCAATTAGCAGTAAGTAATTTTCCAGTTGGAAGCGCAACAAGTATTAGAAATTCTTTACTGGCTTATCAGAATGTTTTGATTGAACAAGCTAGAAAAGATTTAAGAGCAAGGTTCCCTGAACCAGTAGCATTGAATAGCATTGTTTATCCTTCTGTATAATGCCAAGACTTACTACACAAGCAGAGGTTTCTAATCCTAAAAGAAAAGGTTATGATTTTCGTGTAGATAATCAATTATATAGAAGTGCTATTGGTCCAGGTAGAGACATGACTATACAATCTTCAGATGTTGCGGATGCTAGCATTAACGTACGACAAAATCCTGAAGATTTTACTTCAAACATAGGTAGAGTTTTTTCAAGAAATAATTTTTCAGGTGGTTCAAATTTAGATGAGGCACATAAAAGAGGAGGAACAGAAAAAGATGTACTAAGATTTTGGGACTCGCAAGGTATAGATGTTTTTAAAAAGGACCTTGGAGAATCTTATAATATACAACTTTTAAACACAACAGCAAATGTAAGAACTTTATCTTCTTCTGATAATGATAATTATTTAGCTGTGGTGGGAACAGCAATTTATGTTGCAGATGATGCAATACTTTATAAATCGACTGATAACGGACAAACTTTTTCTACTGTATCTACTGGTTTGACAGCAGGATATAATATAAAAGGTTTAGCCTCACATGGAGACCTACTATATATAGTGGCAAACAATGGTTCAGCAGGTGAAATAGAACAACTTACAAGCGGTGGAACTTCTACACAAAAATCTACGGCACAAATTTTTGATGGAATTTGGTCCATGAAAGGTAAATTTTTAGTTTCTGCAGGAACAACTTTACATCAATATGATGGAGCAACAACAGTATCTTCTGCATTGATTACTTTACCATCAGGACAAACTTGGACTGATGTTACAGATGCAGGTGCAGTTATACTTGCAACAGCTACAGATGGAAGAATTTATTCTCTTAAAGATATATCAGGAACTTTTACATCAAAAGGACAAACCGAAATAACAAGTGAAATACCAACTTGTATAGGTGAATCTAATGGAATTATTTTTTATGGAACAAGAGAAGACCAAACAGGAAATAAAAAAATAGGTAGATTGTATAGAGCAGATTTAAGAGTGGCTGATGATTTATATGTTTTAGGTAATAATCAATTAATTAAAGAATGGGATGTAGATGGTATAGACAACTCTCCTCAAGAAGTTTATGCAACAAGAGATTCAGTGTATGTAGGTATAAAAGAATCAGCAAGTACATCTTTTCTTTGGAGATATTATTTACCTACTGCAGGTATAGCAAGATATTATAAAGCTGCTGCAGGAGGATTAGTAAAAGGTATCAACAAAGTAGATGAAAAGTTTTTATTTACAGTTGGTGCTAGTGGACTATATCAACAAACAGAAAATTTTGAAACAAATGGATTTTTAATTACACCACCTGCAGATTTTTTTACAGCAGAATCAAAACAATTTGTTGGTGCTGAAATAGAGACAGAAGAACTTGGTTCAGGAGAAAGTATAGATATATTTTTATCAAACAAATTTGAGGCTATAAATAATTCAGCAGATAGTACATGGCAACTAGAACTAAGTCAACAGTCAGGAACTGGTAGTGAGGAAGTACAGCTACAAAGAGTTGCAAGATATATCACAGCAAAAATAGAACTTAATGGTAATGGCACATCAACTCCAAAGTTTAAATCTTTACAAATAAGAGCGTTAGCAAGACCTGAATTAGTAGTTGTACAAATACCTGTAAATATTTCTGATAGGGTAGAAAGACCTTTTAGAAAACCTATAAGAGTAAAAAACTTAGGTGAAACAATTTACCAATCACTAAAACAAAAAGAAGGTGATGCTGTTACATTAGAGTTGTTTGACCCTGCAGAAATAATTAGAGGTGTTGTAGAAAAGATAAGTTATCCTATACAAAGTAATCCTAACATTGGCAGCGTTACACAATATGCTATACTCACTGTTAGAGGAACAAGACAGCAAACCTTTAGCCAGGTAACATCAGGCGATATTCTTGGTGTAAATGGATTTGCAATAATGAGATTCGGATAAAAATATGTGTATAATGGAGAGATATGGTAGCAAGAGAGACTAATTTAGTAAACGCTTTTGAAACTACACTTGCAGCACAATTAGCAAGTGGTGGTACATCAATTAATTTATCAGCAGACCCAGGTGTAGATGCACCTGTTTATTTGGTTATAGACCCTGATAATGACAGTAATAGAGAGGTGGTTTTATGGTCATCAGGAACAGACCACACAAATGCTACTGTAACTAGAGATATAGATTCAAAACATGGAACTGACCCTACACATGCGTCAGGTACAAAAGTAAGACTTGCTGTAGTAAAGCAACACTTTGATGAGGCACATGATGCCATACAACAAGGTTTTGTTTTGGAAGATGGTGATGGAACAGAGGTAACAATAAATCCTGCTGTTGCATCAGGAGTTTATACAGCAAGAGAAGTAAAGTTTGTTGAAGGTGGTGGTATTGACATTGACTGGACCGATACAGATAACGGTACAGATGGTGACCCATACGACCTAACATTTACTGTATCAGTTACCTCATCAGATATTGCTGCAGGTACATTGGTAACAGAATCAGAAGGTATCTCATCAAACGATAATGACACAACTATTCCAACTTCTGCAGCAGTAAAAGATTTTGTTGAAAACAATTCAGCAGATATTGGATTAGTAATAGCACTAGGATAAGAGGAATAATATGGCAAATATATTCAAAAATCAATATACCGATTTAGGCACAAGCAACTCTGATGTTGTAGACGCAATATCCTCAGGTACAGGTATTGTTTTAACACTAAGGTGTACAAATGTTGATGGTTCATCAGCAGCCACTGTAACTGTAGAAGTTGTTGATGGCTCATCAGGAGATGCAAAAATTGCAAGTACAATGACTGTTCCTGCAGATAGCTCTATTGAGTTAGCAGGTACTTCTAAAATAGTTTTAGAAACAGGTGATAAGATACAAGCATTAGCTAGTGCATCAGGTGATATTGAAGTTTTCGCAAGTTATTTGAATATAACCTAATAAGGAGTACCTGTGGGTAAATTCGGATACATAGGTGCAAGACCTACACAATCAAGCTCATCATCTAGTGGTGTATTTTCTGTAAATGATGTAGCTAACGCATTAGACCAAAGCATATATCCATTACAACTTTTTGATGTTTCATATCTAGTCATTGCAGGAGCAGGTGGAGGCGGCGGCGGTGGCGGCGGTGGAGGAGGAGCAGGTGGTTATCGTATTGCTTTTGCCTCTGAAACTTCAGGTGGTGGTGGTTCTACAGAAACTCCAATCACTGTTACTCCTGATGGTTCTACAACTCACACAGTTACTGTTGGTGCAGGTGGTACTAATGGAACATACTCAGGTGGAGATGCAGGTAATGGTTCTAATGGTACAGATGGTTCTGATAGTGTATTTAGTACAATAACTTCTGCAGGTGGAGGAAAAGGTGCAGGTGGTAGACCTGCTAAAACTGGTGGTGCAGGTGGTTCAGGTGGCGGTGGCGGTGGTTTTCAATCAGGTGTCAGTGCTAGTGGTGGTGCAGGAACAACTAATCAAGGTTTTGCAGGTGGTGCAAGTTCTGGTAGTCCTCAATTTAAAGGTGGTAGAGGTGGTGGAGCAGGTGCTGCAGGAGGAAATGGCTCTAGTGGTGGTACTGGACTTGCCTCTTCAATTACAGGTTCATCTGTAACAAGAGCAGTAGGTGGAGTAGGTCAAGCTCAAGGAGGTAGCACTGGAGGAGCAGGTACAGCAAATGAAGGAGATGGTGGAGCTGGTGGTGGCTCAAATCATAGTGGTGGTGCAGGTGGTAGTGGAGTAGTAATTCTTAGATACCCTTCAGGTAATACAATAAATGTAGGCAGTGGGCTTACAAGTTCTACAGCAACAGATGGAGATTTTAAAGTAACAACATTTACCGCAGGAACAGATACAATTACATTTAGTTAGGAGATTTTATGAGTAAATCAAATGAATATGGGTACATTATGGACGGACCTACACAAGCATCAGGTTCTAATTCAGGTGTCTTTGAAGTAAATGATGTTGTTGATTTACTTAATCAAGGTAAATGGACTTTACAACAATTTAGTTTATCATATCTAGTTATCGCAGGAGGCGGTGGTGGAGGTAATAACTTCGGTTCAGGTGGAGGTGCAGGAGGTTATAGAAACTCATACGCATCAGAAACTTCAGGTGGTAACTCATCTACAGAAACACCAATAACAATTACACCTGGTGATACATACACAGTAACAGTGGGTGCAGGTGGTGGTGGACTTGCAAGTGGTAGTAATTCAGTGTTTTCAACTATAACTTCTATTGGTGGAGGTCGTGGAGTTGGTTCTTCAGGAACTGCAGCAGGTGGTGGTTCAGGTGGTGGTGGTCCACAAAATGGTGGTACAGCAGGTGCAGGAACAACAGGACAAGGTTTTGCAGGTTTAGATGGTGGTGGAAACACAGCAGGTGGTGGTGCAGGTGGTGCATCTGAAACTCCTTCAAGCGGTACTGGTGGTGCAGGTCTATTTTCATCAATAACTGGCTCATCTGTTCAAAGAGCAGGTGGTGGTGGTAGCCACTTAAATGGTGCTGCAGGTGCAGGTGGTGGTGGTAGAGCATCAGTAGCTGATAGCACTGGAGATGGAGATGCTAACACTGGTGGTGGTGCAGGTGGTGGACAATCTCGTTCAGGTGGTTCAGGCGTAGTTATTCTTCGCTATCCTGCAGGTAATACAATTACTGTAGGTAGTGGTTTGACATCAAGCACTTCAACAGATGGTTCTGACAAGGTTACAACATTTACTGCAGGAACAGATACAATTAGTTTTGCATAGGTTATAATAAGGAATAGATATGGCACATTACGCATTTATAAAAGACAACATAGTAACAGAAGTAATTACTGGTAAAGATGAAACCGAAACAGCTCCTGATGGATTTGCTGATTGGGAAGAATATTATCTAACAAAAAGACCAGGACAAGATGCTTGTAAAAGAACATCTTATAATACTCACGCAAATGAACATAGATTAGGTGGAACTCCTTTTAGAGGTAATTATGCAGGTAAAGGTTATACTTACGATAGTTCTAATGATGTATTTTATGAATCACAACCTTATGCAAGTTGGTCATTAGATAGTAATTGGCTTTGGCAATCACCTATTGATATGCCTTCAGATGCCTCACCTGAAAAAGTGTATAGATGGGATGAAGAGGCATATCAAGCAGATAATTCTACTGGTTGGGTATTAGTAGAATAATTTTATGATATAATCCCTTGATGGATTATGTAATCGGTTTTATATTAGGATACTTTATAAGAAATTTTTTAGTTTGGTTAGATAATTTTTCTATGCCAAAAGTACCTGATAATTACCAAGAAGAAGATTGGGATTGGATAACATGAGCAGTGGAAATGGATATACAAATAAGGAACTTCTAAACATAATTATAGAAACCCAAGAAAAAACAAACGAGAGAATAGATTTACTACACGAAAAAGTAAACAGTAAAATTTCAAGACAAGAACTAAGCGGTTGGCTTGTAGCAGGGTCTGCATTGGTGGTGTTAGTCAACGCCCTAATGTAGGAGGTAATATGTGCTGCGGTCAAGGCTGTTGCAATGGTGGTTAATAGCATCTTTAGTTATGCTGCCAATATCAGCACTAGCTAACGAAGAAGAAGAAGAGAATACAACAACAACTACTACTACGATACCTGGCGAGGTTGAAGAGATAGAAACATTTGATGGTCCTGAAGAAACAACTACGACCACAATACCTGAAGAGACAGAAACTACTACGACAACTACAACCACTACAACTATTCCTGAGTGGGAACAATCTACAGATATAGAGTTACCTGAGGATGAGTTAGATAGTCAAGGTAATGAGGTAGAAAATAATATACAGATAGATGACAAGCATAGTAATGGTAACTGGTCTTGTTGTGGTATGACAGATTTTCACATGAACTTACATTACTTTCAACATGGTAACGATAGCAATGACTATACATTCACATTACCTGAAACTACAACAGTAGATGAAGAAGAGTTAGATATAGATATATACGAAGTTGGTTTTAGGATTGGTGCATTAAATAATGATGGCATAGTTACATACACACATACTGATGAAACAACACAAGTAAATGTGCTAGAAGGTCAAGACAATACAGATATTGAGAATATGTTTGAGGATGTGGTTTACAACATTTATGACACATTAGAAACATTTATACAAAGTTTTACAATTACAATCAATGACTGGTCCTTGCTTGATGACATATCATTCAAATACATACAACCAACTACTACAACTACTACATTACCTCCGCCACCTGAACCTGAGCCTGAACCTTACATTCCGCCTCCACCACCTGAACCTGAGGTGTTTACAGTTATCTTAGATAATGGTGAAGAGGCAGAGTATCAACAACATGAAATAGATGATGGTACAGTAGAAAGAGATAATCAACGCAAAAAGAATTTAGAAATCTATGGTGTTGAGCTTACTGATGAACAGATAGAACGAGGAGATTTAGAACAGTATGATATTGAAATCATTGAAGAAGAGGATATGGGAGAACTCGGAGAAGAGTTTTTTGATGATGTTGATATACCTGAGTTTGTGGAAGATGAGCCTACTGAAGAAGAGCTTGAAAGAGAAACTAAAAAACTTGAACTTGAAGAGGATATTGAGATATTTACATTTGAAGATGAAGAGGAAATTGAGGAGTTTATAGATACTGTTATAGAGGTAGAGGAGTTTTTAGAAGAGTTTGAAGAAGTAGAGATTATAATTATAGAAGATATAAAAGACATAGAAATAGATGAGATTGAGATTGTAGAAGAGGTTATAGAGGATGAAAACAACATTGAAGTTCTACCATTGGAAGATATTACCGAGGAAGTTAAAGAGATACTTACTGAAGAAATGGTTGATGAAAAGGTTGCAGAGCTAGAAGAAGTTATAGAAATAGAGGAAGATTTAACAGATGAAGAAGTCGCAGAGGCAATTGAAGTATTTGTGCAAGAACTCGACACCGAAGAAGTTGTAGAGGTTCTTGAAGAAGTCAATGACATAGGTGTACAGAATTTAGACCAGGCTACAGAAGAAGTCCAAGAAGTTGTACAAGCTGTAGTTGAAGAGGCTATAGAAGATGTAGCAGAACTTACCGAAGAACAAGTAGAAGTTGTTGCAGAAGTTTTACAAGTGCAAACTGAAGATGTAGAAATTATAGCTGAGGCAGTCAAGGAAGATGAGGTAGTTGCTGAGGCAGTAGAAGAGTATGTTGAAAGAGCTGTAGAAAATGCAGATGTAGAAAACTATACATTAGCTGATGTAGTTACAGAGGTACAGTTTGAAACATTCTTAGAGAATCCGATAGAAACATTTGTAGATATAGATTTAACAGAAATAAACATAGCAAACATAGGAGATGATATGACACAGGACCAAAAAGAAAAAGCACAAGAAGTAGTAGTGCCAGTTATTTTGACTAGAATAGCTACTATGGCAGCTTTTGTATTTAGGAAAACAATATGATAAATAAAATATGGTCATGGTTTGTGGAGGCTATAAAAGAAACACTTAACCTTAGTTGGACTTTGGTTGGTTTGATTATTGCTACTTTGACTTTGACTGGAAGTGCAAGACAGATTACTGGATTAGCCACCATAATTACATTAGCTATTTGGTTACTCACTATAAGTTTTAGAAAATGAGTTATATGAAAAGATTGTACGAACAAAAATGTACAGCTAAACTTATTAATGGTACATGGGTTACAATTTGTAATTGTAAATATGGTACAAACTCACATACCGAAATACAAAAAAGGGTAAAAGAAAAGGTTAAAGATGAAATTACAAGTAGTTCGAACCCAACTGGGTAAAGATGCAACCAATGGTCTTTTATTTATTGATGGGTTGTTTGAGTGTTATACACTGGAGGACCAGTACCAAGCAGTAAAAGTTATGCACGAAACCTGCATACCTGAAGGAACATATCCAATAAAACTTAGGACAGTTGGAGGCTTTCATACAAGGTACAAAGCCAAGTATCCTGAACTCCACCGAGGTATGTTGTGGATTCAAGATGTTCCAGGATTTGAGTATATACTCATACACCAGGGGAACACTGATGAACATACTTCAGGTTGTCTTATTGTCGGAGATAGTCAACAAGATTTAGATGTAAACTTCAATGGTATGGTGGGTAGTTCTGCAAACGCATACAAAAAACTATATCCAAAAGTATCTGCACAATTATTAGCAGGTAATGAAGTAACCATAGAGTACAGCAAAATACAACTAGAACCTCAAGAACCTAATGATGTATATGAAAAACTACAAGAGATAAGCGGAGAAATCAAAGTATTGAATGCTAAACTTAATGGTAGGAATATTACATAATGTCAGATTTATTTGAAAAAAATAATAGAAAAAGAAACCAAGATGGCACATTTAAGAAAGATGTGGGGTGGACTCCTTGGAACGAGGCATGGAGTTATAAGATGAGTGATGACTTAAAAGACATGCTAGAGCGTACCCTATGGACATTTATCGAGGCATTTATTGGTGCATTGGTAGTTGCTCCCTTGGCAGGAATTGATGCAAATTCAGTTCAACTTGCAGCAATCGCAGGTGGTGGTGCAGCTTTAGCAGTAGTAAAGACATACGCTAAAAAACAAATCAGTAAGTAGTTTTTGACATACTTATTCTGTAAACTGTTAGTAACAGGGAACAGGAGATAGATGAAGAAAAAGAATCTAACACCTGAACAGTTAGGAAATAATTATTATAAGTCAGGTTGGCAACCAGGTTATGATATAAATGAAGAGACTGGACAGGGAGAAATCACACATGTTGGAACAGACCCCAACTATCAAAACAAATACGATTCTATTTTACAAGACTGGGGATTCGACCCTAAAGAATATGAGATAGAAGGAACAGTAAGAGCCAGTTCCTGGAACGCTCAACTCAAGGGAGGAGAACCAGTAACTTTCTATGCTTTCAAAGGTCTTGTAAGAAGAAAAAATCCTGCACACGATAAAAGATTTAAGCAACTACTCAAACATGCAGTCAAGAAACCACCTCTTAAAATTTATGACAAAGGCGGAGACACCGCCTTTTGTTTTTTCATGAGCGACTGGCAGTTAGGTAAGGATGACTATGGAGTTGAGAATACTATAAAAAGATACGACATTGCTTTACAAGATGCAGTACAAAGAATCAAAGAACTGAGAAAGCAAGGTGTAGATATAGATGAGATTTATATGGTGGGATTAGGCGACCTTACAGAAGGGTGCAGTCTCAATTTCTATGATGCAATGCCGCATAATGTAAGTCTCTCACTATCTGAGCAATATCAATTAGCAAGAGCAATGATGATGAAGACAGTTGATACATTTTTACCACTAGCAAAAAAGAAAGTTCTTTGTGGAATACCAGGCAATCATGGAGAGATGACCAGGAGTAGTAAAGGTCAGGTCCTTACATCAAGACTTGATAACTCTGACACAATGCACATGCAGATTTGTGATGAGATTATGAAAGCAAACAAAGAAAGATATGGAAGTGTCAAGGTAATTGTTCCTGAGGGTTTTCATCAAACAATGACCATTAAAGGACAGACCTGTGCCTGGACTCATGGACACATGAGTGGAGGCAGTGGGAATCCTGAAAACAAAATAGAGAACTGGTGGAAAGGTCAGATGTATGGATTCTTACCACCAGGTCAGGCAAAGATTCTAGTTACTGCTCACTATCATCACTTCAGAGCAAAACAACAAGGAGACAGAACCTGGTTTCAAGCTATGAGTTTGGATAAGTCTTTGGACTTTACTGCAAGAACTGGACTGTGGTCTCATCCTGGAGTGTTAACTTTTACAATCAACAAGAAAGGATGGGATAACCTTAAGATTGTTTGAGGTTATCTATTTCTTCTTGAATATTCTTTTTGACTTGATTAAGTACATTGATTGCAAAATCAATATCATCAACAAGTATTCCAAAATCTTTTCTGTTTTGTCTTACAGATAGTTGAAGAAATGGATAGTTAGTATTGCCAGTGTAATGGTCTCTTGTCTCTAATAGGTTAGAAGTATTTATAGTTTGACCCCTTTTATCCCAAATAGAAATTTTATCTTCATTTCTTTCAATGTTGTGTCCATGGACTTTTTCTTTGTTTACTTGTCGAGAAACTCTTACACTAACTAATTCTGTATCTTTAGGTTCTGTTACAAGTTTAAGTCCTTTGCTAGAACCATCATTAGCAAATGTATATGTATACTTTTTATAATACATTGCATTGAACTTAGGATGCTTTGCTAACATCTCATTAGCTAATGTATCGTTTGTTATTGATTTATGTTTTGGCATAATACCCCTTTTCTTTTTTTGCGTACACTACTTAGACTCCTAAACAAAAAAAAGGTTACATACTTTTTTTTATTTTTTTTTTCTTGTGTTATATTTTACTCCAACATAAGTTGCAAACACTGTGGTCATCATCCTGTTCTGTAATTTTTTTTCCACAAAACATACAACTTCCTGAAAAAGGTTTAGCAACTACATTTTGATTTGCAATTTGTACATCCCAAAATTTGCTTAAAGGTTTACTTAACTCACTCACTATTCTTCTTCAAGCTCTTCATCTAAGTCATCAATAATTGGGTCATCCAATATCCAGTTTCTCAATGGACCTGAACCATTTTTATTTATCATACTTCCTCCTTATATAGGTAGAATCTTATACAACTTTGGATTACCTAAAAAATCTTTTTCATAGTAACCCCATATAGTATTCTTATCTTCCCACATACCTTTCAATGCACTGAAAGGAATCCACATAGGTTTTTTTAAACCTGTTCCAAAATACATAATACCTACAAAGACTTCATTATAAGGTTTTGCTTTCTTATGCAGCTCTTCTAGTTTTTTGTAATCAGATTCTTTTATTCTTTTAGTTCCCTTTACTTCTATCAGGTAAACTTTTTTCTTTACCACGACACAATAATCAGGTATGTTTATCACTGCAGTAACCAACCAAAAGTAATTTAATTTATTTTCTTTTGGGTCTGTACCAATCTTCAACCAATCTTTATATTCTTTAAGACCTTTGTGTTTGAGATACTTCTGCATTTTTATATCAGCTACATCAGGAACATCTTGTCTTTCTGCGTATGTGTTTGTGTATCTCACATCAATCCTTAAAAAGGTAGTTCTCTTCTGTTATCTTTTGGAGTTGCTTTCTGTAATAAAGCATGACACTCCCTATACTCCCACATGTAAGGATTATCTTCGCTAGTTTTTTTATATTGTCTCCCACAATAAATGTTTCCCTCCTGGTCGCTGTAAGTTACATTAAATAATTTCTTACACTCATACTCTTGTTTACATTTGGTATCAGGTTTCGGTGGTATGGAGAAGTCGTGAGAAGGGTATCGAACTCGCAACTTCTCCAATAGTTTATCAATACCACCATTTCCTATAGGTTCTAAAGCCACTCTTTAGGTAATCCCTCATTACCTATCCACCAACCCTTGCCGCAACCATCTTTATCTCCATAGTTACTACATGCAAAGTCAGGTATCTTACCAAACTTTTCAGGTTCATCTGCTTTCTTTTCTCTATTGTCTTCTATGTTTCCTGATGTGTTACATACAGGACATACCTTTATAATCTCTGTATCAAACACAGCAGAGATTTCATCAACAACTTCAAGTTCTTTCTCTACAACATCTATAAATAATCCCACCTGTTTGATTGACCACTTCTCAATGTCTTCATCTAATTGGTCAGGAACTAACTCATTGTATATCTTGCGTTTCATGTTATCTCTCTGCTCCTGGTCAGGAATCATCTCTTTAAGAATATGGTTTACTTGGTCAGCATTTTTTGTAGATTTTGGTTCAGCTACCATCTCATCAACTATTTTCTCCATAGCTGCTTGTTCTTCTTGAGTAGGTTTCTTAACTGGTTTCTTTTCTACTTGGACCTTTGACATTTCTTCTCTGCTTGGTCTAGGTTTATTAGTGCCTTGATAGTTCCAGTTACTTAAAGCTCTACCTAAACTCGAGGTTTCGGCATTTTCCATCCACGCATCTGCATTTGCGAATCCACCTTGTCCTTTAGTTTCTTGTGCTATACCAGTGCTAACTGGTCTTGCATCATCCATGTCTTTAAATATTTCTGACCTTATTGTTACGCATGTTCCATCCTCTGTAATATGTATAACTTGTGTGTCTAATCTACCATTTGGAAAATCTTTCCAAAATTTTTTAAGTCTGTCTTCTACTGTTTCGTAATTATCTAAATTAAATTTAGGCATCTTATACCCCTTTCTTTATTTCCATAGACTCAACAACTGTTATTGCTTTTTCTAATTGTCTTTCGCTTT